GCTGGTCCACGCGCTGGCGGGTCATGCCGATTTTCTTGGCGATCTGGTCAGGCGTCCAGCCGAACGCAGCCAGGCGCTTGCAGCCGTTGGCCTTCTCAAGGTCGGTCAGTCGGCGGTTCGTGTTGCTGGTGAAGACTCGGGCCAGGCGGTCGGCGTCGTTGCCTTCGAACGGGACAACGGAAACCCAAAATTCCAGGATTTCGGGGTTGTCCTTGTTCGGCGTTTTCGGCAGCCGGCCCTGGGCATCCAGCTGGCGGTAGGACAGGGTGCGGCGCTCGCCCTCGACAATCCACACGCCACCTTCGGCACGCGGGCGAACTTCCAGCGGTGGGACCTGTCCACCTTCGGCCAGGTGCTCTGCCAGGGCGTCGATGCTTTCCTGGAAGGTCATGCCGTTTTCGTCCACCGCGTCTTTGTCGCGAAGGTTGAAACCAGGTTCAATGTGAATGTCTTCCAGGCGCACTTTCATGGCGTCGGCGCGCTTGATTTCCTTGTCGGCGATCATTTGCTTGAAACTTTTCATTGTGCTGCCTCTTTGTTTAAACGTACTTCATCCAATCGAATGGCTCGCACATAACGAGCCTGTTGTTTTTGGCTTTGTTCAGCCTTGCCGGCATCACCTGAATGTTCGCCGCGCAGTGCAGACCACACGCCAGCTTCGCCTGCAGCGGCACCATGTGGTCAACCTGCCAGGCAAGGCCGGTAGCCAGCTCGCGCAGTCGGCACAGGTCGGCAGCCTCGCGCATTACGAAGTCGTCCAGCTCGCCGTACCAGGGTGGGGTGGCATTCAGGCGTCTTGACCTTCTAGCTTGGTCGCGCGCCCTGAAATCCTCCTTTCTGTGCGCATAGTAAGACCTGAAGTAGTCGCCATTTTCTCTGTAGTGCCTTGCTGAACGCTCGCGTTCTGTCACAGCGTTTTCAGCGTAGTGCCGGGCATTGTCTTCAGCCAGACATGCAGTGCAGTTACCTGTGCTGGTGTTTCTATCAGCAACGTGCCCGCGCTTGCACGGCTTGCCAGTGAAGTACCGGCGATGGCCTAGTGACTTAGCTTCGGCTCTTTTCAATCCTTGTACTCTCCAGGCTTGATGAACTTGCACTGGCCGGAACCAATGCGGTGGGGGAAGTGGTAGCAATCCGCGTGGCAGGTGGGTCGTTCGTCCTTGCCGGCCATACGGTACTTGTCTTCTCGGTAGTCGCGGGCGCCGCACCCGCACTTCGGTTGCCGCAGGTATTCGCCAGGGTGCTTGCGCAGCACCCGGCGAGTGCCGCAGCGTCGGCAGCGGCAGTGGGTTTTCATTACATGCCCAGGTGCGCGAGCCAGCCGAACAGAAGAACGAGTGCCGGGGCAAGGATCGTGCTGACCAGAATGTGTTGCGCATCCTCCAGTTCTTCAGTCGGCGTGCGCTTCGGCTGTTTCTTGCGCGAGTAACCGCGAACCATGACCGCAGCCAGCAATGCCAGGCCGTAGGCGTGGAAGATGCCGATTTGCTGCACACCCAGCGGCACAGCGAACCAGCCCCACAGCACGGTAGTGACATACGCACACCAGAAGAACGATAGCGGCAGACATGCAAACAGGATGATTGCGATTGCCGATAGGGCTTTGGCGGAATCTTTCATTTTGGGTTGTTTCCTCTTTCTTGATTAATGTTGTGTTGCTGAAATGATTTTCGCCGTTTCCGTCCGTAAACAGCCAATTGATTTTCTCTATCAGCGCCGCCGCCCAGCATGAACTTTGCGCGCCCACGCCATCGGCGCCGCGTACCCGCGTTTGCGCCCAAGGGTCACCAGTTCGTCAAGCGTTTTGGCCATCGCCTGTTCAGCCTGCAGGCGCGCCCTGGTGGCTTTCTTGTCGGCCTCGCTCAGTTTCTTCAGCTCGCCTTCGGCTACGGCCTCGGGCTTGTATTCCGCCACCAGGCGTTTGTCGCAGTGCGGGCAGCACTCGGGTAGCGGCCGCTTGATCTGCCTGAAACAGCCCTCGCAGGTGACTGGCGGTGGTGGCCCGTTGTCGTTCGCTGCCTTGCCGCCACCGCCGTTGCCGTCCAGCGACCAGTCGCGCACGTCGTCAGGGAAGCCGTGGCGCGAACTGTTGCCCGCGTGGTCCAGAATGATGCCGGTCTTCCCAGGCTTCGGGCGCATGCAGCGCATGGATTCCTGTAGGTACTTGGACAGCGATTGCGTGGGGTTAGCCAGTATCACGGCGTCGATGGTCACAGGCTTGCCAGCCCAGGCCGACAGGTCGAAGCCCTCGCCGAATAGGCCGACGTTCCACAGCACCTTCACCTTGCCGTCTGCATAGTCCTTGATGGTGCGCTGCCGTTCGCCGTCGTCGGTGCCGCCGTCCAGGTGCGCGGCTGGAATGCCGGCCATGTTGAATTGCTGCGTCATGTACTGCGAGTGCGCGACGTTCACCGCGTAGCCCACAGTCAGCAGGCCGTCAGCGTGCTTGCGCCAGTGCGAAATCATGTCGCCGGTCAGCTTCGGTTCGCGCATGCGCTGTTCGCTGTCTTTCTTGGCGTAGTCGCCCATCTGCTTGCGCACGCCCTTCATGCTGGGTGCGCCTGGGGCGAAAATCTCATACGGCGCCAGGTTGCCCATGGCGATCAGCTCGGCCGTGGTTGGACCCAGCACCATTTCATCGAAGTATTCGCCCAGGCCGGTGCCATCCAGGCGCCACGGCGTGCCGGTCAGGCCGATGTGCTTTGCGTTCGGCCACGCCTCCATGATGGCTGCCCATCCGGCTGCGCCGATGTGGTGGCATTCGTCCCATATGACGGCGCGCGGCTCTGGCAGCTTCAGAATGCGGTTCTTCAGCGTGTCGATGCTGCACACCTGGGTCAGCGCATTGACGTACATGGGCCGTCCAGCCGCGATGAAACTGTGAGGTAACCCGCAGTCGTTGAACGTGCCGCTGGTCTGCTTCAGCAGCTCGGCACGGTGGCAGTTGAAGAACGTCTGCCTGCCCTGGCTGGCGAATGCCTGGGCGATGAAAGCCGCAATGACGGTCTTGCCACCACCAGGCGGCAGCACGACCAGGACGCGGCGAACACGGCGCAGGGCCTGGCCGGTGCGGGCCACAAGGTCCTGCTGATAGTCACGCAAACTAATAGCCATAATTCGGGATCATCTTAGGTCACTGGTGAACATGGTAAGTATACAGAAGTAACGGGAGGTAACGCCATGCCCAAGACCATAATTCATGCCCAGCACCGCAAAGTCGTGCTGAAGATGACCATAGAAATCATCGTGACGTTCTGTAAAGCCTATTTCGACGGCGAGAAGCCGGCCGACCGCGTGAACGACATGCTGATATGCGCGGCCATACTGGTGGGCCAGGTCGAAGGTCATCCGCTCAATGCGTCTAAGGTTTCGGAGTGGGTGGCGATGGCCAGGCCGACGGTTATCAGGCGCCTTGCTGTCCTTGAGAAAAAGGGCTTCGTGGTGCGCGCAGGAAGGACGTTCAAGCTTCGTCACGAAGTCGTGAACAGCGAACGGGTTGTGGCGTCCGGCATGGTCGCGCGCGAGGCGATATTCACAGCCTGCGCGCAACTGTCCAAACTGGACAGTAAGCCCGTTGCCAGACCGTGAACCTTAGCAATATTTTTACTTCTGATGATCTTGGGTTATGGGGTTGCAACGGCAATGAATACTGCGTTATTCTTCACTCGCCATCACGGCCAATAACCAACAATCACGGAATCCAACCATGAAACCAGGCGTTTACGCGGGCATTCCAAATGCCGAGTACCACGGCGGCCCCGGCATTTCGAAGTCGGGCCTTGACCTAATCCACCGCAGCCCGATGCACTACCACGCGGTAGTCACTGCCGCGAACGACAACCACGAAAGCACCGCAGCCCAGGCCATCGGCACTGCAGCGCACATGCTCATTCTTGAGCCTGCCGAGTTCGTGAAGAACTACTGCCTTGGCCTGCGCCCGCAGGACGTGCCGCACGCCATTGAAGACCGCGACCAGCTGGTGGCGATGGTGGCGAAGCTGAACGAAGGGCGACTGCCGAAGCTGACCACTGGCGGCGCAAAGGCCGAACAGGTGGCACGCATCGTGGAAGCCTACGCGGTCGCACCGGCCGACTTTATCCGCGCTACCGCTGAAGAACTGGAAGCCCTGAAGGGCGCCGAACTGAAAGCCGAACTGGAAGCGCTGAACGAACACCGCGCCGGCCTGCTGTCCACCAGCGGCAACCGCCACGAACTCGCCGAACTGCTGCGCGCCAACGGCGTAGAAGTCACCCTGTGGTCGGACGTGCAGGCGGAATGGCTGCAGAACAACCAGGGCCGCACCGTGCTGACGCAGGACCAGTGGGAACAGCTGCATGCCATGCGTGACGCGGTTATGGCGCACCCGGCTGCCAGGGGAGTGCTTGAGCGCGGGAACAACATGGTGGTGGACCTGAAGACCACCGACGACGCCAGCCTGGACGGCTTCAGCCGCTCGATTGCCAACTGGCGCTATGACGTGCAGCATCCGTACTACCTGGACGGCCTGCGCGAAGCCATCAGCCAGAGCGGTGGCGTAATCCCCGAAGCTGCAGTGGATGGCGCCGCCGAACTGTCGGCTTACTGGGTTGACCAGGAAACTGGCGTGCTGTGCCGCTGCCGACCAGACTTCTGGCGCGGCGAGCCGAAGCACTTCATCTTCATAGCGGTGGAGAAGAAAAAGCCCTACGCGGTTGGCGTGTACAAGCTGGACGAAGAAAGCGTGGAGCTGGGCCGCGCCGTCTATCGCGGCGACCTGCGCGTGTATGCCGAGTGCAAGGCGAACGACAACTGGCCTGGATACGGCGACAAAATCCAGACCATCAGCGTGCCAGGCTGGCATGCCAACAAGAACGCGCACCTGCTCGACGCGCAGTAATCAATCACTGAACGAGAACCAATAGAAAATGTCTATCTTCAAGATCGAAGACGCCGAACGCGAAGGCGCGCGGCTGGTCGTTGGCATCGCTGGTGTCAGCGGCAGCGGAAAGACGCACAGCGCCCTGCTGCTGGCGTGGGGCATGGCCAACTACAACAGCCAGAAAGTCGGCCTGCTGTGCACCGAAAACCGCCGTGGCCGCATGTACTCCGACATTCTGGTGGACGGAAAGGGCAAGGTGCACAAGTTCAAGGTCATCGACATGCCGCCGCCATACAGCCCACAGCGGTATATCGAAGCTATCAAGGCGTTCGCCGACTACGGCGTGGAAGTCATCGTGATTGATAGCGTCAGTCACGAATGGGAAGGGCAGGGCGGCTGCGAAGACATTGCCCACGCTGGCAGCCCGCGTAACCCGAAGTGGAACGAAGCCAAGCGCGAGCACAAATCGTTCATGAACGCCATGCTGCAGTCGCCGGCCCATATCATCGCCTGCCTGCGCGCCCGCGAGAAAGTGAAGCTGGAAAAGCGCGACGGGAAAACCGAGTATGTGCCGCAGGGCGTCATGGCCATTCAGGAAAAGAACTTCACGTTTGAGCTGACCGCCAGCTTGATGATGTGGAACGGCGGAAAGTCGCGCGAAATCCTGAAGTGCCCAAGCGACCTGGTGCCGATCTTCGGCAACCCTGGCGAATGGGCTGATGGCTACTTGGGCCACGAACACGGCAAGATGCTGCGCGACTGGGTGGACGGCGGCAAGCAGCTTGACCCTGAAATCCAGCATGCACGCGACCTGATGCAGATGGCGTGCGAACAGGGCCTGGAAGCCATGCAGGCCGAATGGGGCAAGCTGTCGAAGAAAGCGCAAAAGGCGCTCAAAGACGACGGCACCCTGGATACCCTGAAGGCGTCGGCCAAAGCCTTCGATGACCAGCGCACCAGTGGCGGCGACGCTGACCTGGACGACCTCAACGCAGAAATCATGGCCGAACACGGCCAGGCGTAACCGAAAGAAAGGAACCGAGAAATGGGACAAGCTGCCGAGTATCTGACGCCGGCCGAACTGGCGAAACGCTGGAACGACGCGGTGACCACCGGCACCCTGGCGAACTGGCGCAGTAAGGGCATCGGCCCTGCCTTCGCCAAGTTCGGCAGCCGTGTCCGCTATCCGCTGGCAAAGGTAATCGCGTGGGAAGCGGTGAACCTGCACGGCGCAAACGACAACACCGAGGCTATCAACAAATGAAAGTGAATCCTGGTTACGAAACCCTGGCGAACGTACTGCAGCGCGCACTGGACCAGGCGCAAGCCGGCAAGGGCGCCGAGCGTCACGCCGACAGTAAGCCATTCGCCCAGCAACCCATGCAGACTATCGCTGGCCAGGTCGGGCCTGGTTTCTTGAGTGGCCAGGCCATCAAGAAAATCCAGGAAAGCCAGCAGCTGCCAGCTGGTCGCGACGTGGCCGAACTGCTGGGCGCCATCAACTATCTGGCCGGCCTGGTCATCTTCCTGGAAATGGCGCGGCTCGGCCGGCAGGCTAACGACAACGCACCAGCAGGGCAGGCGCTCGCCGATGGCTGATATATTCGACCAAGCAAGCGAGCGCGAAACACGCGACCGCGAACTGGCCATCCAGGCTGTGCTGCGCGCCAGTAGCATTGGCTTACTGACGCCGAATGGCCGCTGCTACAACTGCCAGGAAGCTGTCGGCAGGCACCAGCTGTTTTGCGACAGCGACTGCAGCGCGTACCACGAACAACGACAGCGCGCACGGCGCTACTGAAACCAATTGCGGCCGGCAGGCGTCGGCCGCTTCACCATGAGGTAACGCCAGCATGGCTGGATTGAACAAAGTGGAAATCATCGGGCGCCTGGGGAATGACCCTGAAGTGCGCTATGCCAACAACGGCAACGCCATCACGAACATCAGCCTGGCCACGTCCGAAACCTGGACCGACAACCAGGGCCAGAAGCAGGAAAAGACCGAGTGGCACCGCGTCGTGTTCTTCGGCAAGGTCGCGGAAATCGCGGGCGAGTATCTGCGCAAGGGTTCCGAATGCTACGTGTGCGGCAAGCTGGTGACCCGCAAGTGGCAGGACAACAACGGCCAGGACAAATACACCACCGAAATTGTGGTGGATGGCTTCGACGGCCGGCGCCTGCTTCTGATTGGCGGCCGACCTCAGAACGACAACAACCAGGGCGGCCAGCAGCGCCAGCAGCCGCAACAGCGGCCACAGGGCCAGGGCCAGGGCCAGCAGCGACCACAGCAGCAACGCCCGCAGCAGCCTGCGCCGTCGCAGCACGACGTGAACAGCTATGACGATGATATTCCGTTCTAGTTCTAAGTAGAGCACTGCTTATAGCCCGTCGTTATTGTCGGGCTTTTCTTTGCGCGCTTAGTATTCCTATGCGTTTAAACACACTGAGACTTGAACCATGAACCGCGAAACTTGGCTTAACCTGCTGGCGCAGAAGATGGCGCCGCGCTTCGATGAAATGGGTTTCCCGCTGCCCAAATTCCGCGTGTCGGTCGGCTTCGGCGCAGCTGGCCAGCGGTCTGCGACAGCTGCCGAAGTCTGGCACTCCAGCGTCAGCGAAGACGGCACCTTTGAAATCCTGATAATGCCGGACCAGGTGGACGCCGACCTGGTGGCCTGTCACCTGGCGCACGAACTGACCCATACGGCCGTTGGCTTCGACCAGGGGCACAAGGGCAACTTTGCTAAGGTGGCGCTGGCACTGGGAATGAACCGGCCTATGACCGCGACCACGCCAGGCCCAGCGTTCAAGGAATGGGTGGCGCCGTTCCTGGCCGAACTCGGGGCAATGCCCCATGCCAAGCTGCGCTTTGACCGTGGCATGTCGAAGCCGGCGCCGCGCAAGCCCAAGGCAGGCGAAGACGGCGAGCGCTCGCAGGATGACCAGGCCGACCAGGAACAGCGGCCAGCTGTGCCGCGCAGGGCAGGGGAAAGCACCAGGCCGCCGAAGCAAACCACCCGGCTGAAGAAAGCCGAATGCAGCCAGTGCGGCTACACGGTGCGGGTGACGCAGCGCTGGCTGGAAGTCGGCCCGCCACACTGCCCGCAGCATGGCGCCATGGACGTTGACGTGGACCTGCCTGACGAAGCCGGCGAGTAACAAAAACCCCGCCACTCGGCGGGGTTCTTGCTTCAGGCTGCCAGGTCGTCCGCCTGGTCCGGCTCCAGCGCCTTGGCTAGCCAGACTTCCCATTTGCCCATCGCCTCGCGCATCTGCGGCAGGTAGTCGTACCGGTCGTAATGCTTGCTGCCGGTGTCGGTCCTGGCGTGCTGCTGGATCAGGTCGCGGGTGAAACGGTCAATACCCGCATCGCCGGCCCGCGACTTCCAGGTGCGGCGCAGGTCGCGCGGCTGGAAAGGCATGATGCCTTCCA